AGTGCGGGGAAAGGTAATTTATTTTGGAAAGACGGCCTCATAACCGCCCTTCGCCATATACTTCTGATACAACTCGTCCCGGTACAAATGCACTGCCGGGTAATGGGTGTCTATCCAGATTGACAGCCCCGCACATGCCGCCCGGACACAGAAAAACCTATCCTCGCCGTCAAAGCCGAGGTTGTAAATGTCGTCGTAGCACACGCCGCGCTCAAAAACTCTTCGGTGAAGCAGGATACACGCCCCGGTCTGTCCTACCCGGTATGTGCCGGGAATAAGCCATTGGCAACATGCGGGTAATCCACACCGCCATAACTGTCATACATCCAGCAGTTAGGCAACGGTTGGCCATCTTTGTCCCAGCGCGTCCAAAAGATTTCAGCAACAATGTCCTTCTTGGTTGCCAGGAGTTGCACCAGCGTTTTAGGGTGCAGCATTAAGTCAGTGTCAACGAAGAAAACATAATCATACCCATTATCGAGCGCATATTTGGCGATACCGTTTTTCATCTTGATGATGTTGCTGACCAACTCCGAAGTCCACAAATGCCGGTTCCCGTCGCTCTTGTACTCGTCGCTTGTCTCATACTCCGAAAACAGGCACGGCTCCGGGTGCGCCTTAATAAGCGGTATCAACTCCGGTGAGTTGTGCAAAATAAAAAGCCTGTCGCATTGACAAGGCTTTTCGAGGGTTTGCAGGGATTTTAGGTATTCTTTAAATATGTCCGGTTTTTGTCGGCAAGGAGCCGCGATCAGAACCTTCATATGCCCTCCTTTGTCATAACTGCATGGTAGCAGTACAGGCCGCAGTTATTTTCCCGTATTGCGCCCTGTGGCGGTTCTTTCTGGTACTCGGCATACTTGAACCCTTCGGCTATTTCAAACAGCTCTACGGGCCTCCTGATGCACGAATAGCGGCCATCTATTGTCAGATCCAGGGTAATAATGAGCCTGCCGCCTGGTTTCAGCACCCGGTAAAACTCACGGAGCGACCGGCTAACGGCGTCTTTTTTCAGATGTTCCAGCACACTTATGCAGTAGATCGCGTCTACTTCTTCGTTGCACAGCGGAATATTGTCGATACTGGCAACAATATTAGATATATTCGGGTGCGCCTTGCTGTTCGTCAGGTCCGGGTTTATGTCCACGCTATAAACCTTACATCCCTGCTCTGCTAGTTCATACTGAAAGGGGTAATTCGGCCCGCTCCCGGCATCTAGTACGGTTTCGCCCGGTACAATCAGCCGTTTCGCCCATATATATTCATAAAGGCGGCTCCACCATGCGTCAGGTATGGTAAAGTCGTATATTTTATTGCTTTTTTCATCGTTGACGGTGAAGTATCCGTTCATTCGAACCTCCTGATAACCGGGTTCGGGTCAAGAATGCTCTGATACTGCCCCAAGCACCCGCTTTTCCCCTCCGGGTCTGCCCTCATATAGCGGTTGTGCTTCTCCCGCCTGTCCTCCGGCCTCGACCACCCCCAATGTTGTATTCTGACCGGACACATTGCAATTTTGTTTCCGGCGTTCATCGGGAATCTGCCGCAGTGCAGGGGCGTTTCCTTCCAGAAATAGTCAAGGTCCTCATACTTCACGCAGAAAGGCCACACGCCGTTATGGGCTTGCCAGTATTTATCATCCCGGTAGTGCGCTTCATCCCACATGTCATATAGGCGAAAGGCCAGGCTGTTGCACCTTGCCGCCTCAGCCTGTTGGATATATGATTTCACCAGTTCGGGCTTGTCAAAGGTTTCGTCGGCATCAAGGCAGAGTATCCATGTATTTCTATCTGCTTGCTTGGTTGCTATTTCCCACAGCCTTTTTCGTTGAATTAATTCGTTTGTCCCCCAGTACGACCGATCAGAGCAAAAGACCTCCGCGCCGTACTGCTTGCATATCTCCGGGGTTCTGTCGGTGCTGTGGTCATCAAGGGCAACTATCTTGTCGCATATCGCCGCCATCTGCTCCAGTACCTTTTCAAGCCAGCGGCCTTGCTCATTGCGGACGAGAAGCATCCCGCAAATCATATATAGTCATCTTGCGCTTTTAGCAAAGTTAGTATTTGGGAAATGTTATTGTTGACGGTACCAATATGCGCTTCAGTAAGATTAAGGCTCTGCATAATCCCTTTATTAATCTGCCGCAAATGATTAATTTGTTCATCAAGCAAGCTGACTATTTCGGCTTCACGTTTTTCTTCCTCTTGCGGTGTCATTATTTGACCTCCTTACACTTTATATAATGCTCCTCTCCAATCGCCACCGTCCCGATATGCTTGCATATCAGGTTTGTGTCGCAGTAAATAGGTATTCCCGCCTCCTTTACCCGCTTACAAAAGGCCAAGTCCTCGCCCAATTCCCCCGGCATGAACCACGGTTGCGGTACTTTCTCGAATACCTCTTTTTTGATGAGGCAGCAGGCCATCCCCACCCCGGCGACCTCAATCAGCCCCTTGGGGTAGTCGTGGTAAATAACCGCCTCAGTCTCGCTGATCTCCTTGAAAATACACGGTTCATAGTCCGGAACCCGCTTAAAGGCCAAAGCCGAGACAATCGGCTTGTCATGCTCGACCAGTTTACAGAGCATATCCGCTGACGGCATCATGTCAGAATCGAGGAAAAGCAGCGCGTCGGCATCAGAGGCTAGAAAGTATTTCGCCGCGCCGTTGCGGGCATCGTAGACCAGGCTGTGGCCTCTCAGCTCATATTCAATGTTGATACCCTTCTGCATAGCCGTAACCATCATCAAGGGAAAGGAGTGGACGAACTGCCAATAAAAAAGCCCCGTATGGGGGATTTCGATAAGTACCTTCATCAGTTCACCTTATTCCTAATTATTGCCGCCACCTTAAGCGGCTCGTTTAAGTTCGGGCCGCAGTAATTCGGACACTTGGGATTAACACAAACCATCGTCAGGACCGAATAAACGTCCTCGCTTCCCACTTCGCTTTCAAATTTGCTGTTCGATATTTGCAACGGGGCTTTGCACTCCGGGCATTGCATTTCCCATACCTCCCACCATCATTTGTGACTCTGCCTGTATCGCCGCCTGCAGCTCCGGCGACAACTGACTGACAAACTGCTCAAAAGACTCCAGCATCTCTTGTTGTTTAGCCTGTTGTTCCTGCTGCTCTACCTCGTCGATTAGCCCCTCTTTGTCGGGTATAAGCCCGTTATAGATGCGCTCCAGGTATTGCCGGAAGGTAATCAGTTGTTTTTCAAGCAGACTGTCAAGCGTCTGAATACTGGCAATCTCTGACCACTGCGTAGAGGCCCCCACGTCAATTTTGAGGCTGAATGTCGTCTGGTTGTACTGGCTGCCATCAAACGGCTCCTGCACGACCTCGGTCTGCCTTGTTTCCGGATTTGTGCGCTCAATCGTCAGCATCCGGGGCACGTTGTACTTAGTGAGCCAAAAGTCTAGCCAGATAAGCCCGATGTCCTCTATGTACTGAGCGTACCGGCGTTTGATCATCGACAGGGGCAGGGCGGATGCTTTCTGCAGGGCTATGATACCCGCCGCCGTCTTGGTGACTGAATCATCCCCCAGTGCGGTTTCGTTGGCCCCGGCCATGTCCTTGGTGGTCTGGACTAACAACTCAAACAGGTTTTGTACTTGTGCCGGTAATCCCTGCGGCTGAAGGTATTGAGCCGCACCGGTCACTTCGCCGTCAACGGGCATAGCCTTGGTTATATCATTCGACCACTGCGTAATCCTGTTGGTGTCATAGATTACCTTTGGGTAAGCGTTTAACATCGTCCACAGGATCATAGTCGCCATGAGTTTGTTTATCGCTATGTTGTTGGGTATAAGCTCCGTTGCCTCAGCCTCGCCGTGACAGGAGTTCTTGCGCGGCGTCCACTGCAAGGAGGCCACAGGATAACGGTGCAGGCCAGTATCCCAATCCTTGCGGATAACCACGGCTTGGACGGACCTCCGCGCCCAGATGGTCTTAACTTTGCTATAATTTGCTTCGGGAATTTGCCCTTCCTTCACCCACATCTTAAGTAGGACGGTACAAAAGCCTTTATCATCGTCATTATTCGGCTCCTGCCGCGCCCTGTCACCTGCCCGGTACTGTGTATCGGTGTCGGCGGTTATCTGGCTTATCTTCTCGGCGCTCAGCCCGTTTCTTTTGGCTTCCTCGCGCACGTCCTTGACCAACTTGCGGAAAGACAGGATTATATGCGGCTGGATAGGCCCGTTCTTGTCGTTTGGGCGTGGGTCCGAAGTGTTGCCGGGGAAATAACAGACATTGTCAATGAGTTCCTCGGCTATGTCGCCCATGACGTTCTGCCCGGCGTTAATTGACTCGTCCCAATAGAAATAGGCGATACCATCCCCGGACAAACCCGCATCGAGCAAAGCCTGCTCGTTCATTGCGTCCTGCTTGAGTCGTTCCCAGGTGGTTTTTGAGTAGTCGGACAGCAGACGCGCGACCTCCTTCAACCCCTTCATTCTCTCAGGGTTCGCCGGGTCATAGTTGGCTGCGTTCTCGGCGCTAAACTGCATGGTCAGCATGTCGCTCATAACCTGGCTGACCTTCCAGTTGACGATCCGCTTCGTCACGTTGAGGCGTACTTGCGGCAGCCCCCCGGTATTTACCCCGTCCCAGTGATGGCCTGCGTAAAAGCGCTCGTTGCGGTTGGTGGTCGCGAATAGGTTCAGTCGGCTTTTGTGGTCGATGCCGTCCTTATAGAGCTGCCAATCGGCTGTCTGGGTTTGTTCCTCCAACTACTTCACCTTCTTTCGTGCGGCTGCTTTTCCTCCGGCAAGAAACCGTCATAGGCCATCATGTTGGCGTGGCCCTTGAGCAGTTCCGCTGTGGCCTCTTCCTGTTTTGCCTCGGCTATCTTATCCTTTACCGCCTCAACCGGGTTGCGTATCTTGGGCGGTATCTGGCCTTTTGTGGTCTGCATGCCAAGGCGGAGGCCGGTGCGGAAGCCTAAATAAAGGCATAAGAAAAGGACTATTGCTAGCCCCGTGCTGATTAGTGCTATCTGCATTTTAATATCCATCCTTAAAAAATGATTCCGTGACTGTCACGCTGGCCGCGCTGGGCTTGGGTTTCTCGCACTCGAAGTTATAGTGTTGCTCTGGTTGCGGCTTCGGGAATGTCTTGGTTTTCATCCTTATAGCTAGCCCTGTTACTCCGTCCGGCGCGTCATCGTGCTTGTTGTTGCCAATCTTTACATATGATGTCAGCGCCCTCATAAACTTGTCATAGTCGCTTCCTGGCTCATAGTCTGACCGAAAATAGAAATACTCTTTTACATAACCGGCATTCATTAGGATTCTAGTTTCTTTGTTGGTTGTTTCATGCTGATCAACGATTGAGCATTTCCACTTTGGCTTGACCAATTTGCGGACATTCCGGGCGAAGCTGCTGCCGCCATTGTTGGCCTCGATGATCTCTATGTCCTCTTTGGTGTCTATGATCTTCTGCGCTACAAGCGGCTCGGTAATCTCTACGCCATCCTGGGTAAATACCACATCGGTTATATATGTGTAGTCGCCGTATCTGCGGCCAGTTATCGAACAAAGATAATCGTCGCCCCGGTCTGCTGTGTCGGTAAACCCTATGATTCCGTCCGGTTTCTTTGACGCTAAATCTGCCATTGTAAAGCGTTTTAACTGCTCAACAGGGTACAATAAGCCTTTGGCCTCTATGGGGTTCTGCATGTACTCTGCTTCCCAGATGAAATCTTCGGTAATCCGCTTAATACCCAGGTATTCTGCCGTTGTCTTGACCGCAGGGCAGAAGGTTTTGCCGTACTGGTCAAGAGCCGGAATCTTGATGACCGTGAAATCATCACTATAATACTCGCTAAACTCGTCCGTAAGCCGCCCAATGGGGTCGTTGCGGCTCCACCGCGTGGCAATATGTATCTCCGGGCATCCACTCTCAAACCGGCTCAAGTGTGTTGAAGTGTACCAAAGCCATACATTTTTTATGACCGTCTCGGACATGGCTTCTTCAATGTTTTTTATCGGATCGTCCAATATTCCGGCGATGTCGCAGCCCTTACCAGTTATAGGGCCACCAACACCTGCACAGAAGTATGCTGATCTCTTGCTGGTCTCAAGCGCCCAGTCATCAATAGCCTTGCGGTCTGACTTTAGCTTTATCTGCGGGAATACTCTCAGGTACTTGTCGCTCTGGATTAATTGCCTTATGTCGTAGCTGAAAGTGTGTGCCAGGTCTGCGGCGTAACTGTTACGCATTATTGCGCCGGCTGGATTCTTGCCCAACGCCCTAGCACACCACAAAGAGGTTTCATATGATTTACCAGCTCTGGGCGGCTCTGATATAGCTAGCTTTTTTATTTCGCCATCTTCAACGGCCTGGAAAGCCTCGGCTATTTCCTGCAGGTGAGGCTTTTTGTCGTCGAAGAATACAGGGTCCATCCATTTGCAAAACTCCCAAAACGATTGTTGAACCCGGTATAT